TGTGGATTATACTAATTTTATCAGACATTCTGAATCTTACTCCTATTAAGATTTGGTTTTGTTTAGGGATATTTTAGGATTGGTAGTTCTAAAATATCCTGTTTTTATTTTTATACTATAATTAGTGGGGGAGATTTAAAAGGTTGTTATCTAAATTTCAAACATATTCTCATTCAAAAACTTTACTGAAATATCATTTGATCTTCTCTACAAAATATAGAAGAGATTGTTTGAGTGAGATAAGAGAAAGTGTTATAGATTCTTTCCGAAAAATCGAAAATACTTCAGATTTTAAAATACTTGAAATGGAAATAGATAAGAATCACATTCACTTTCTCGTAACATTTAAACCTAGCCTTTCAATTACACAAGTAGTAAGGAGATTGAAGCAACTTAGTACATACCATATTTGGAAAAAGGAAGAATCTTTTCTAAGAAACTTTTACTGGAAAAAGAAAGTTTTATGGACAAAAGGGTACTTCTGCAGTACTATAGGTGAAGTTTCGGAAGAAACACTAAAAAATTATATAAGGAATCAAGGATGAAAGCAATTCATATATTAGGCTAAAGACCTAATATCTTTCTTGCTTTTAATTCTGTAAAAACCATTATAAATCACTTACCTCCTCGGCCTGAGAAGGATAAAGTCTTTGCGCAGGAGATATATAAAGACAGAATGAAAAAATTAGCTTCTAAGTATAAATTAGATCCTCTCTCTATAATTATATTGTCAAAATATCACTTAATAGGGGGGGAGTGTATGGAGAAGATTCTTGAAAAGACTATACGAGTATATAATGACTTGCTCTTGACCTACTTAAGAAAATACAATATAATATAGAAAATAAGGAGAATATGTTAGAATGGCAGCTAAGTTAATTGAAACACCAAAAAGCTCAAACATCAAGGAAGTTAGATATGAAAATGGCACACTGTGGGTAACGTTCAATGCAGGAGGAATCTATGCATATAGTAAAGTACCTGAACCAATCTTTGAGGCGTTCAAAACAGAACCATCAGCCGGTAAGTACTTCCAGAGCGCAATCAAAGGTAAATATGCCTACAAGAAGATTGCATCAGGGTTTGGGGGTTAAAATAAGCGCATAACTCCCTCAAATGCATAACACTAATTAATATGTAGAGTAAAATGAGAAAATTAATACAAACGAGGATCTGATTAAATGTCTAATAATGAATTTGACCCATCTACATGCCCTATTGGCAGAGTAAATGAAAAATCCATAAAGTTTATGGGAGAGAAATTAGATATGGCCATAACACGTTTGGAGGAAAAGATGGATGATATGAAATCAGATCTCACCTCACACATGAATGAGGGCTTCACAAATATCAATGAAAAACTTGATAAAGTTGAAGTCCGCATGACTAGCTTAGAGAATGGGTTGGATGAAAGAATTGAAGGTAAGATCAAACAGTCTCACAATAACAGCATCTTAAAAATTGTAGGATGGACATTTGGGTCTTGCGGTGCTGCAGTGGTCATAGCAGTAGCAACTCGGTTTGTATTAAACTTGTTCCACCTCTGAGAGGAGGACATCTCTATAGAATAAATTGCACCCTCTATAAAGGAGGGTGTTCTTATTGAACTTAGACATTAGGCACTAAGTTAAACATATGAGCAAGCCCCAAAATGCTAAGAGTAAGTTCAGAACAACAAGTAAGTGGAAGAAGTTCAAAAAGACACTTAAAGAGCAAAGACAAAGGGATGAGATAACCCTAAGACCTCTGCGTAAAGCCTGGAATCTACATCACATAAACTTAGATCCGAGTAAATACGAAGACATAAGAGATGAAGAGTCCTTTGCGTGCTTAAATAAACAAACACATCAAGTAGTCCACTTCCTATACAGATACTACTGCGAAGACCCTGAAATTATAAACAGACTAGAGGCCCTGCTAAATAAGATGAAAGCTATAAACAAGGGGTCTAAAGATGTTAGAGAGTGACTTCAACTCTATAGTAGTGAGATCATTAAATCAACAAGGAGGTTATGGCTACAAGATACCAGACACCTTCAGCGTATACTCCCATCAAAGAAACATTGCGCCTTACGACATCTTCGGCTACTACAATGGTAAGTTTGTGTGTTGTGAATCCAAGTGGTTACAAAAACCTCAGGCGTTCAATTTAAACAGATTAGAGGATCACCAAATAACCAACCTTATAAAAGCCTATGAATTAATGAGAGGTAACGGAATATCCTTGTTTGTGATAGGGGTAGATTACGGCAAGGGGGATAAAAGAGTATATAGATGGAAAAACGAAGAGTTATATAATATTCTAGATAGAAAGAATAATAAACAAAGTATCCTAAAAAAAGAATTTGAACAAAATGAAGATTATATTAAAATATATAAAGGATTGCTTAACATAGAGGAGCTACTTAAAAATGAAGTATCAGTTTAAGTGTGAGTGTGGAAATGTCAAAGAAGTTGAATGCCCAATGCAGGATATATCTACACTAAAGGTAAAATGTGATAAATGTGGTGTAGACATGAAGAGAATGTGGAATACATCGTTTGTGATACCAGAATACATGAAAAATGAAAATACCCAAGAAATGTCCTATGTTAAGAATATCCTCAAAACTAGACCTAGTGGAAAAAATAAAGTATGGTATTAATGAAGCATTGCCCCTTTGAACTAATTAAAAGATAGACTATATGAGGATATTGTAAAGTGCCAGAACTAGAATTAAAAGATCCTAAAACTCAGGGTTCAGCGATCAAGAGGGCGGGCTTAAGTGGCTTCCTAGGAAGATTATTTGGGTTCCAGAGGACAAAAGATAAAAATATAGAGTTTGTAAAGATGGATCTAGACTCTGATCAAAGAGTAGGCCAAGCCTTACTAAACTCAGCAGTAACAGCAGCCCCTCTAACAGAGAAACTAGAGAGGCTGTTCCAGACATGGCTATCTGACAACACAGACAAGTTAACAGAGTTATCGGCCAGAAATCAAAGAATATCTCAGCTACAATATATGTACCTAAATGATCCTTATGCGAACAGGACAGTAGCTTTATATGCAGACGAAGCTTGTCAGTTAGACAGCCAAGACACTCTGATTAGAATTGAAACTCCAGATCCTAGAATGACCAAGGACATGTATACTCTAATAAACCAGTGGGGTATTACGCAAACAAGAATCCGTGCTACAATTGAGCAGCTAGCAATCTTCGGAGATGCATTCTGGGCTAATAAGATATCAGACAAAGGCGTAGAGAGGGTTCTACCCCTGCAGCAAATGCAAATCACAGACCGCATAGAGTTCAACCCTGTCAAAGTCTTAGAGATGCAGAAGAAGCGCTCGGGGGCCATGTATACTGCTATGAGTAAGAACTACCTACTAAGCAGTATGTTTGACTCTATGGCTAACTCAGAAGATGTAACTGACTTGTTCGATAGTAAGTTGTTTGGATTTGAAATAGACCAGGAGACCATAGTACCACCTTGGAGTATATCACACTTTAGAGTAGGGGGAGAAGCGTCTGACTTCTGGCCTTGGGGTACATCACCTATTATAGGAGCACTCAGTCCATATAAACAATCACAGTCGACAATTACACTACAGGGCTTAGCTAGAATGATGAGCTTCCCAATTACACTGTATAAAGTCAAAACTGACGATAACATGGATGAATCTAGACAGTTTGCGACTGTTAATAGAGTAAGAGAAGCTTATGATAATATAGGAGTTACACCAGCAGCAGGCAACTCAGAAGTCTATACAGTAAATACAAAGATATGGGTACCTGAGGGTCTACTAGATGTGGAGGTTAAGAAGCCAGAAACTTCGAGCACTGACGGCGTAGATGATATCAAGTTATATCAAGATAGAGAAGCTGTATCCTTAGGATTACCAAGAAGCTTCTTCGGAGAAGAAGGTTGGTTCAGTACCAATAATTCAGGCAAGTCCCTAATGCAACAATATAAGCCGTTTGCTCGTAAAGTATATACTCTTCAAAGTGCGTTCTTAGAAACCTTAGCTGACTTGTTCAGAATACACTTTGCGATTACAGGGCAGTATGACTTCAGAATACCGTTCACTCTATCTCTTAAATATCCTGCTATTGAAGAAGATGATGATAGATACACCGCAAAAAAGAACAGCCTAGATATAGTAGATAATATTATGGGTATGATTAAGACTGCGGTAGGTCTAACAGATGAAGATACACTACCCCCTGATATTATAAGAGATATTATAAGCAAATACTCCTTCTTGGAACCTTCAGATATTATGAAGTGGACAAGAGACGCGTCTTATAATAAGGCTTTAAATGATGTAGAAGAAGTTGGCGAAGACGAAAATGGCCCTGGAGGTCTATCAAGAGGAAGAGAAATAGGTGGTGATGAAGAAGCGGGAGAAGAAGCAGGCACTGAAATAGGTGAACCAGAAACTGCGGAATCTACTTCAGAACCAGCCACTTCAACAAAAGAAGAAAGCAACAAAAAGCGTAGTAGTAGATTAAGGGAAGCGAGAGCTGCAGCAGCTTACAAGGGTATTAGGGAATCCTTATACTTTGAATCCCTTAGAAACTACGCTATAAATAACTTTGTAAGAGAAGGGTATCATGTGCAAGTGTTCTCAACAATCCCAGATGCCAACTCTCTAATGCTAGAGACATTGAGCAAGAATAATGGTACTACAAGATTAAAAGAATACTCCACGACGCTATATAAGAAAAGGAACACCTCAAAAAAAGGTAAAAATTAAGGTACTTGTTTGTAGACAACTAATTCTAAAGAATTAAGGAACTCAAAACCAGGGAGTCATGCTGGCTATAATATCTATATTATATTATACTAATTATAATATAAAGCAAAGCTTAAGTAAAAAAATTGGGAGAACCCTTATAACATATTATGAAAAATATACAAGGTCTAACAAGGTTTGTAGAGTCAGGAGTAGTTGATAATAAATTACTCAAAAAAGTTGACAATGCAGAACTCAATGAATCTTTGAAGCGTTGCCCTGCCAAATTAACAGAATCTGTTAAGGATAGTGCAGAAGGCTGGTGGGTACCAATATCGTTCTACAATAAGAAAAACCTTAACAATCGTATCTACAATCGTAAATTATGGGAAAACGTTATCAATAATCAAAAGGAGACCTATGTAGGATCTCCAATGCTTACTGATCATCCTGCTGGAGATTCGGATGGTAATCCTAGAGATATCTGCGGCGTATGGTTAGATGCTAAAATGGATGAGCCAGGCCCTGATGGAGTTGGCTTAGTTTGGGGGTTGTTGGTGCCAAGTGGAAGATTAGGTGATGATCTCAGGGATCATATTAAGCATGGCCTTAAAGTAGGTACATCCTCTTCTGGGTTTGGCGACATGATGCCTGATGGGGTAACAGTAGACCCAGATACTTATCAAATTGAAAGATTGGCAGACTTTGTATTATGTCCATCGCAGGGAACTTACTTCTCTTACGATGAAGATGATGATCAAATAGATGATAAATCGATAAAAGAATCTTTAGAAGCACATAGAAATATCAAGGAGACCACTACAGTGAAAGACTCAAAGATTGCAAAGCTAGAGGAAAAGAAATTCCGCAGAGATATGGAGTCTTTCCTCGAAGAGGCAAACAATATCAAAGATCCGCAGGCAAGACTAGAAGAGTTCAGAGAAATCAGATCCTTCCTCGAAGATGGCGCTTGTCCAGATCTTAAAGAAAAGATCGAAGCAAAGATTGTAGAGCAAGAAGCTACTATTAAGAAAATGCTTCAGGAAAGTGTTGAATACAAAGAGAGATTTGGAATTGAATCTCCAAAGGATCTTGAAGAGAAGCTTACAATGCTCTCAGAGGATACTAAGGTTATTGAATCTGAATCAGCTAACTGGAAAAAGATCTCAGAAACACTTCAGACAAAGTTAAACAAGACAAAAGAAGATCTTAATGCTAGACCATCTACAAGATACGTCAAGTATGTAGAATCTAAAAATACCAAGCTTCAGAATGAGATGCTATGTCAGAATAAGAAAGCAGCCGAAGTTGTTAATAATCTTATCAAGGCTTATGAAAAACTCAAGGCTGAAAATAGTACACTTAAAGAGAGCACAGCAAATACAACAGTAGATTATAAGAAGCTCAAAGAAGAAGCTGAAACACTTAAAAAAGAGTGTGATGACAAAGCTACATCTGAAGACTCATATAAGAAAGCTTATATTGACTTAAAAGATGCCTTCGGTGAAGCTACAAATGAAATGAATGAGCTTGCATCTAAGAATGAAAAACTTGAAAGTAGAGTAAACAACTATAGAGAGAAACTATTACAGCTTAGGGCAGACTTATCAAGAAAAGAAAGAGATTATGAGAGCTTAAGAAAAGCTTACCGTGATCTTAAAGAAAATGTTAGAGCTAAAGAGACTGAAGAAGCAAGAGAAGCTCTTAGAGAGGACATTGAGAGTGATCCAGTTGCTTCATTCTATGAGAGCATATATAAAACATATGGTTCACAGATCAGTCCATATGCTAATAAGATTCTATCATCTGCAAACTTAACAGAAGCTAAGAGAGTGTTCTATACAGATGTAATACAGAATCTAAAAGAGTCAAAAGATATTGAGGACAGTAGAATACCTATGACATCTTACATCACAGCTAGTGAGAGACAGGATGCACTAGGATTAAAGTCACTTAAGAAATCAACTATCATGGATAGAAAACCGGAAGGTTGGCTCTAAACCGATTTGCAAATCAAACTTAATTGTTAAAAATAACTCCTCATTACTGAGGAGTTTAAATTACAATATAACCTAACAACTTCACAGACCTAAATCAGCCTTGATATAAGCAATAGCAGGTTCGAGTTGCTGAGTAATAGTAGTATAGGCATGTAGTTGATAATTAGGCAGAAAGGAAAATTGCCTCTTAAGGTCCTCACAGACTCCCAGTAGTTGATCACAAGTAACTCTATGCTCTACGTGAAGTTTAGGAGTCTCCCTTAAGAAGCTGGAGATTAGAAGCAAAGTATTTATGTAGCTATTAAGAGTCTCAGATATAATCTTAACGGCATACAAATAATAAGCGAAGCAAACAGCAATAACACAACAGAAAATTAAAAGTAAATTAGGCATGAATTAAGATCCTCTTATATATAATATAAATCGGTGGCATAAAAGTAGGAAGAATCACAACTCTAAAGGTTATACTATATACATGATGCATGTATTAAAAAATAATATTCTAGTAGAAGAAGTCGTTGAGGAAAACAAGACGAAATCAGGACTTGTTATTGCCTCTAGCACACCTGATTATAGTAATCCTGCAAAGGTTACAGCAACAGTATTATCTTGTGGCCCAGATGTAGAGGGTGTTGAAGAAGGAGACACTATTATATATCTAAAGAGAAGTGGTACCCTATTCAAGAAGGATGACAAGAACTACAAAGTCTTAACAGATGATGATGTGTTGGTAGTACTCTAAAGGAGAAGATGAATAGATGAATAAGAATGGAGCCTATATCTATAATAATAAGATCCTAGATCCTCTAAAGCACGCTAAGGCTGCTCAGGTAGGTGTTGACTTAAGTGTCCATAAGATCGAAGAAGTCAAAGAGGACTCAGTAGTATACTTCGATGATAATAGTAAAGTATATGGAATTGAATATACTGAAGCACCTTATACAGAGAAGAATGGTAAGAAAGTATACAACCTCGAACCTAATAAGAACTACAGTGTTACCTTTGAGCAGGGACTAGTTACCTTAAATTCAGATGAGTGGGCCTTAATTGTGCAGAGATCCTCACTACTCCGAGCGGGCTGTCACATTATCTCCTCAATATGGGATCCTGGCTATGGTATCTCTGCAGAGGAGAAAATGAATACAACACTCCTAACAGGCAATACAAAGGTCAACATCCCAGTAGGCACAAGAGTAGCACAGATCTTAGTGTTTGAGAATGAACCTGTTGAATCTGATAATCTCTACAATGGTAGATGGCAAGGCACGAATAAAGCTTAAGGTAAAAATTCAAGTGAAAAAGAAGAGGGGGAGTCAAGAAGCTCCCCTTATATTATATGAACAACGTAGAACAACTCCTAAAATCCAAAGGAATAAACAAAGAGAATATTGAAGTAGTCAAGGAACTCTTGCGTCTCAGATACATAATCCCTTATCCTTCAAGAATAGCCCCTAAATATGGCGAACAAGAAGCCATAGAGGAGTATCTCAAGGAACATTGTGAAATTAAAGACGTACACTACTACATAGCCTGCATGAACTACGGGTACAATGAGATCCCTAAATGTCCAATATGTGGTAAACCTCTTAAGATAATGTTAGGAGGGTTCAGAAAAACATGTGGAGATAAAGAGTGTACAAAGAAGTATTGTGAAGATCAGTGTATGAGGCAATACGGAGTACCTAGTAGACTGCAAGCACAGGAAATCAAAGACAAAATAAGAGCTACCAATCTAGAGAGGTATGGTAGTGAAATACCAACAAAGAACAAAAAGGTTATAGAAAAAATTAAGAGCACCAACTTAGAGAGGTATGGATCTACTTGCCCAATGAGTAGTGAAAAGGTTAAGGAGACAGCTAGGAATAATCAGTTAAAGAAATATGGTGTTGCTAATATATCACAGTTAGAGGAAGTTAAAAAGAAAAAAGAAGACGCCTCTATGAAACACTACGGTTGTAAGACACCCCTTCAAGCACAAGAAATCAAGGATAAGATAAGTCAAACCAATATAGCAAATTACGGTGTAGACAACCCCTTCAAGAGTGGCGAGTTCCAGAAGACTTTGAGGAAGAAGTACAGTTATGATGACAAATACTTCGACAGTAGTTGGGAATTAGGGGTCTACATATATTGCAAGGATCACAATATACCAATAGAGAGAGAACCTGTAGAGCTGGAATATTGCAGTCAAGGCCAAAGGCACCTATATATCCCAGACTTCAAGATTGGGGGTAAGTTAGTTGAAATTAAGGGTGACATGATGTTAGATGAAGAAGGTAACATAAAGCCTCACCCTACTCAATACAAGAAAAACCTAAATGAAGAGGAATTAAGAGAACTAGAGGAACATTATAAGGCCAAAAATGACTGCCTGAAAGAGAGTAACGTAATCCTACTCAAAAGAGAAGACATAAAAGAATGCTTAAACTATGTTAAGACTAAGTATGGCTGTGAATATCTTAAGAAATATAGGGCTTGACAAAAGTTGTATAATATAGTATTATATAATTGTAAGGAAGTTAAAATACAATGTTTGAAGTCAAAGGTAGATATAACACAGCCTACGTGTATCAGAACGAAGATAAAGTAGAGTGTATAGATCAAATTAGGGAGATATCCAACTGCGAAGCTTATAGAGATTGTGATGTTAGAATAATGCCAGATGTACACTTCGGAGCATCTAGCCCAATAGGCTTCACTGTCAAACTTAAAGGTAAAGTAGTACCTGCAACAACTGGTGTAGACTTAGGCTGTGGTATGTATGTTATGAAGTTAGGTAAACTCACCAATATTGACTTTGAAGGGTTAGATAACTATATTAGAGCTAATATACCTAGTGGCAGAAATATAAGGGAAGAGAAGATAGTATCGTTCAAGGATATCTATAATCTAAAATGTATTAGAGCTCTTAAGAACATACCAGCCTTTGAGAGGAGCTTAGCGTCACTTGGGTCAGGTAACCACTTCGAGGAATTAGATAAAGATAGTGAAGGTAATATCTACTTTGTTGTACATACGGGTTCTAGAAACTTAGGTAAACAAGTAGCTGAATACTATCAGAACTTAGCTTATACTACCTTAAACTATCACCTAGGTGACTACAATAGGGAAAGAGAATCCTTGATTAAGAGCTATAAAGAAGAAGGTAGACAAAAAGAGATTCAGACAGCCTTAAACAATCTCAGACAGAGGTATAACCTAATATCGCAAGACGAGGCAGTATCTAAAGACTACGCATACTTAGAGGGTGAGAACTTAGAAGACTACCTACATGATGTTGAAATATGTCAAAGATATGCTACCTTAAATAGAGAGACAATCTGTAGGTTAATAGCTAAATACTTTAGGTTAGACTTTGAGTCACTTGAAAGATTTGAGACTGTCCACAACTACATAGATCTAGAACATGGCATACTTAGAAAAGGTGCTGTTGCGGCTTATAGAGGCGTTAAGGTTATAATCCCTATCAATATGGCCGAGGGATCTATTATAGGTATAGGTAAAGGCTGTGCTGAAATGAATTACTCTGCTCCTCATGGTGCTGGTAGAATGCTCTCGAGAATTAAAGCTAAAGAGAATCTAAATATTAAAGAGTTCAAAGCTAGCATGAAGGGTGTGTGGACGTCTTGTGTGAATAAAGATACCCTCGATGAATCCCCTATGGCTTATAAATCCTTAAAAGATATTGTGCCCAATATTAAGGACACTGTAGATATCGTAGAAGTAATTAAACCTATATATAACTTCAAGGCTATAGAATGAGGTATGAGGAGTGGTGTAAGCGCACTCCTCAAAGACCCTCTACATCTTGGCTAATCGAGCTATGCACTTCAAGGACTCTTGAACTGGATCTAAAGGTTCTCTAGTTAAAAACCAATCCTTATAATCATACTTACCTTTAGACTGATCTTCAAAGTAATCAGCTACTCTCCTTAAGAACTTATTGAATACCTTAGGAGGCATAGTCTTGTAGATATCGTAAGCGGTTCGAGCCTCACTGTCTATAACTCCCAGCTGCTCACCTCTAAGCAACAGATCTCTAATATTGCATCGAGATAATAGCCTATTTAACTCCCTGAAGGATACTTCACCTTCAAGCTTGTATATAACGCTGGCAAGTAAACACCCTACAAATCTAGCGTAAGCATCTATCTCACTCTGCTGAGAGAAATATTGGATAGTACTACTCTCAATATCCTCTAAACTTGAAGGGTTACCTCGATTATCTGTGGTTGTGAATCCCTTAATAGGTTGCTTATTGAAGTTGAGTTGGTCTTGTTGGAGATGTGTGTGCTCATGTATGTAGTAAGGGGCAAAATCATCTAAAAATATATCCTTATCCAGACCTAAATATAAATATAGGAGTCCTACTCTACTAATGTTAAGAGTTATTGTGGTTGTCTTGGCGTTATAACTACCACCTCTTATTATATCATCTGCTATCGTTGTGTCTATTAAGAACCTTAAATGATCCTTGCTAAGCTTAGTGTTAAGATAATATATAAACTCCTCTGAGAATTGTCGGAGAGGGAACCTATCTTTGTGAAGAGGTAACCTCTGACTCACGTAGTTGTTAAGTGAAGAGATTAAGTAAGCCTTGTGTGATATTAAAGATTGCGTGGAGGAGCTGTCTAAATAATCGGTTAAGTCCTCTCTGCATCTGTCTAAAGCATCTTGTATACTTGAAGACCTAAACTCCTCAGCATACCTATATACCTTATCTATAATCGCTTGCATTGTGACTTGACTAGGTGTAAGATATCGCTCCTCTAATATTAGATGTCTATCCTTGCCTAGTTGTCTCTTGGACTCTGTTATTAAGAGTCTGTAGTATTGTTCACTCATAGAGGCGTCCTCTCTATTAATCTGTAATCTTTATACTTACCTCGTTGTTTGAGAGTGGTGCAGGCCGAATTTGCCTTGTCCCCGAAGATCTCCTTGCACCAGGTACTTAAACCCCTAATATTGATTAGTTGCCCTCTAGGATCTTCAATTACCCAATCGTAACTTCTACTCAGCGCACTCTTCTTAAGTCTAGCCTCTCTGTGCTCCTTAGACTCTCTCTTTAAGTAGCCTTGCTGACTCCTGGAATGATTCAGTCTCAGCTTGTTCCTATCCTCTTCGCATAAATTGCTATAATACTCCTTAAGACCCTTGGATATATTAAGACTCTCTTCGTGGAGTTGTTGTTGGCTCTTCAAAACCCTTGTAGCTTTGAGAGTTTGGGAAGTCTTGCTATGTATGGAATCTCTTAGATCTTGTGAGGTGTTACTATATACCCCTCTCTGTATGCTAGACCTCTTCTCCGAGAATAATTGGCGTTGCTCTTGTGTTTGCTGAGCCCAACCCTCCTTCATTGTATTACATCTATTCTCATACTCCTTATCAGATAAAGTAGCCCAATAATCCTTAATGCTTTGAGAGATAGCTTTGGAGCGTTGATCTAAATATTGCGCAAGCTCTTCAGGGCTTAGATCAGTTACAGCTATACCCTCGCCACCAGGACTTAAATTGTACTCTGCTTTGCCTCGTGCTTTGCTCTCCCTAATGTATTGAATCTCCTTAAGTGTAGCCTCCTGCTCAGTTAAGTCACTCTCTAAAATCTCCTTGGTGAAGTTGTCTTTGCCATACTTCTGGTAAGATCTCTTCAAAAGTACTCCTGAACCCCAATAGTTGTCGTTGAGAGGGTCTTTGTTTGTGCTGGCTTTATGCTTGCCTATGTACGTTTTAGAATTAAGAGTATTAGTAATCTTGTAAATGTAATACATGTATATATAATATAAAATCCTGAATTTAAACTTCTCTAGACGCTCCCACTAATTATATATAATTAAGAATGATGGTAGGATCTTGAGATCTCATCATTCACTTAAAGAAATGAATAAGAGATATTTCCAAATAAATATCTAATCCAAAATTAAATATTGAGGATAAAACAAATTATTAAAAACAACTTAGAGATCTTAATCTAGATCTTATAAATCCAACGAATTTATATATTTAAATTACAATATTTCTTTAGGGAAAAACTCTTTAAAAACCTTATAGGAATTATAACTATTATGGGTGGAATTAAAGCAAGAATTAATACTCCTGTAAAGAACAATAAGGATGTTCTTACAGAAAAGCTCTTTAGAGAAGAAAGAGACTATCGTATGGATAGACTCGTAGAGAAGTGGTGTAATGTACCTGAGATTGGCAAGGGTATTGAAAACATGGATGTCAACACAGCTAGAAACCTCGCCGTTCTTCTTGAAAACCAGACAAGAACAATGTCTAGAATGTCAGAAGCACAGATCTCTAGCACATTTGGTGGATACACACCTAGATAAACTTGGGTGGCTTAGGAGTGATCCTAAGTACAAATCAATGGTGAATTGCTGGGACGTCTCAGGAGAATAGAGAAAATCAGCAGCTAAGATTTTATTTTGAAAGGAATAAAAGTATGTCATCTAAAGTAGAATACGCATGTTCAGTATGTGGAAAATCTTTTACGAGATTTAAGGCTTTTAATAAAAATCAAAAAATATTATGTCATGGGTGTGGAATTAAGCAATATTATATAGAACATCCTGAAAAAAATTTAGAAAGAAAAGCTAAAGCTAAAGAAACTTTAAAAAGAAATTATGGAGTAACTAATCCTTCTTTTGCTCCCTCTGTTAAAGAAAAAATCAGTAAAAATCTTTCAGAGAAATGGAATAAAGATAGAGAAGAAATTCTTAAAAAGAGAATTGATACTAACAGAAAGAAATTTGGTTATGATCATGCTTCTCAAAATCCTGAAATCACTAAAAAGGGAATAGAAACCCAGAGAAGTAGAAATAATGGATATTTAGGATGGGAAGATCCTAATAAACAAAAAATTTCAGAAAAGGCCGCGCATAAGGAAGAAGCCAATAAAAAGAGAGTTCAGACTATGGTTGAAAGATTTAATTCTAAAACTGTTGTTCAGGGCTCAGGAAATTCAAATCATCTTAAGGGGTATTTGTATAAAAATATCAGATTTGATTCCAGTTGGGAATTAGCATTGTATGTTTATTTAGAAGATAATAATAGACAATTCTTATATCATCCTGGGATATATTTTGAGTATGAAGACGAAGAGAATTTTCAAAAACACACATGTTGGCCAGATTTTTTAATAGAAGGACAATTCTATGAATTAAAGGGGGAACAATTCTTTAATGAGAAAAATGAACCTTTTAATAAATATACTAAGAAGTTTTGGTGGGGTAAATATAACGCCTTGGCTGAAAATAATGTAAAAATTCTTAGATTAGAAGATATTAAAGTCTACTTAAGATACATAAAAGATAAATATGGAAAGACATATTTAAAATCCTTTAAGGTAAAATAAAGTTCAACGACTATTCCGCGAGGAAGTACATTCAAGCGAATGGAAGTGCCATTCCCTTTTAAGAATTAAAAGGTGAAGATATAGTCTAATCTATATAGAAATATATAGCAGCTTAAATTTGAAATCTAGATTTAAGCGGGTAGGGAAATAGCGAGCCCTGCTGAATAAAATGGAGAATATGCTTAGATTAATCAGGCTTAACATTCAGGCCGCCTAAGGAGGAATCCATAGGAAAAATAAACCGGTGAATTGCTGGGAACTCTTAATAATTTTGAGTTGATTATTAAGACAATCAGCAGCGAAGATTTAATAGACACTTAAATTTAAAATTAAAATTTCTAAAATAAAAATCCCTCCTTGAACAAGAGGGATTATTTTTTTTATGTAAAATCGGGGTCAAATTTAAATAAAATTTTACCAAAATCATATATTTTAAAATATTTACTTTTAGAAGGCTCTATTAATTCGGATTCCTCAAATACCTGAGCTTGATAGATTTTATCATTTTTTACATACCTGTAGGATGGATCTTCAGATTTAATTTTTTTAAATCCTAATTCCTTATAAGAATCTTCAGAAAAAAATCTTAAATCGCAATAAGCTATAATATTATTAGAATATTTTTCAATAAAAGATTTTAATAATTTTTCCTTTCCTTTTAAAATATTTAAATCTTTTTTAGAACATATGCAACTTAACTCCCAATTTGATTTTTGTTTGTTAAAAATAACAAGTTGAATTAATTCCTCTTTAAAAAAGAGGCCTAGATTTATTGTTTCTCCTTTTATAATATCCTCAGAAAAATTAAAAAAATAATTTTCAGATAAAAAGTTTTTTGATTCATTTGAAGTTATTTCTTTGAGCTCACAATTTTCAGAATTTATTTCTTTGTCATAAAGACCCAGTTGAGCTTTTAAAAAAGCCTTTGTGAATTCTTTATTTTCCTTCCATTCTATATCGTATATAGAAATTAATCTAATTCCTAATTTATTGCAATCCTTATATTTTTCAAAAGTTCTAAGAGAATCATTATGCCAATAATAGCCATCAACCTCTATAGCCAATTTTAAATCAGGAAAATATAAGTCTAATTCTCGAGGCGAGAGTATTTCTCTATTTTGCCTTTCTATTTTTCCTTTGTAAATGTTTTTTATAAATTCATATATTTCAATTTCTATGCTTGACGTAGAGGTTTTTGGGTTATAGCAATCAGGGCAAGCTAATACTTTTTCCTTGCTGAAAGGAATACATGCTTTGAATTTTCGACCACAAGACTTACATATAAATTCATACTTTTTTCTTTCAGCTTTTTTTGCTTCAAAATTAGCTCCAAAATAAGGTTGCTCTAATATAAAAGTACAATCTGTTATTTTTTCGGAATTAAGAATTTTTTCTTTGTTCTTTTCTATCTTAGCTAAAGAAATCCCACAGCCTTTGCATAAAATTTTTTCAGGATGCCACTTGAGGAAAGTCCTCATATCTCTTCTATTTTTAAGAGGGATTTCTCTTCCACAATGTTCGCAGATGCAAGTTGTCGCCCTATGTTTTTCTTCATACCATTTTTTTAATTCTTCAATGGATTTTATTCTATGATTTATTTCTTCTTCTTCTATTTGTTTAAATTGCTTTTGCAATTTAAGAGATTTCTCTGCCCTACCTTTATTTATAAGATCCTTTGCAGCATGCCAACCTTTACTAGAACCTATTTTCCTTCTGCAATCTAAGCATAAAATATTTTTGTGTTTTTTTATAGCTTTATAAGCTCCTGAAAAATCTCGATTTATACACGTAAAAGTTTTTCCACAACTTTCACATTTAATTTCAAAAGTATAGGGATCTTCTGTATAATGAGAATGCCTTCCATCCTCTTTTAAAAAATTTAAATAACTCCTTATCATATATGATTAATATAATCACCCTCTCTACGGATCTTCTGAATTTAAAATATAATTTTAGTATATCTTACTAAATAAAATGTCTATTAAATAACGTTCAACGACTATCCACATAGGTGGAGTAGGATTAAGCGATCCGAAGTGCCGGTTACCCAACAGGCCTGTTCAGCCAAGGGTAAAGATATAGTCTAATCTATATGGTAACATATAGCTGGGTTAAATTCCCGGATAGAAAGTAGCGACTTCTATTGAATACAAATGTTCTTATCCAAATTCAGTTCGTGGTCAGCTCTTTACTGAATACAATCTCGAATCTACTAACGATTCAATAAAGTATATTTATCCAGTTTATGGTGCATCTGATCCAGATGGAAAAGCTGGAAGATATACAGCAGGCGATGTTGATGAACCATGTAACATGGTAGGTAGAATGGATGATGGCAAGCTTGGCGATGTTATGATTGAATCAACAGAGTCACAGTTTGCAACAGAGTTCATGACAGTAGCAACAACAGCTGGTGAAGTCGACCTCAAGGTAGTTGAACCATTCAAGTCACTTGGCTACATTGATGGTCACTCTAAGTTCGTTGAAGACGGCAAAGTTGTAGCTATGCAGTCTGGCGAAGGACACAAGGCAATTTGGCTTGTTGCAGATCCTAAGTACAGCGTAGAAGCAACAGCTAATGGCTTCAAACTTACAGGTGCAACAGGAACAGTTGAGTTCACAGGTGCTTATGATTCTGAAAAGGATCTCGCAGGTAAGTATCTTGGTGAAGTAGAACTTGTCATGAAGGACTACCACTTCAACCCAAGACCAGTATCTCTTGGAGTTACATGGACACAGCTTACTGAACTCACACTCAGCACATCATTTGGTATCTCAGCTGAAGAGATGCTCATGGACAGTGCTGCACAGGAAATCAAGAAGACACTTGACTTCCAGACAATCAAGTATGCTAACGCAGCTCAGATGGCTAATGGAATTGAAACAGTTGAATTTGATGCTGAAAAAGCAGCTACAACTAAAGATTCTTACTACCACACAGCACAGCTCATTGGTCAGGCTATTGATAGAGTTCAGGACAACATCTATAACAAGATCATGAGAGGTGGTGTAACAGCCATTGTTGGTGGTCCTGAGGCTATCACATATCTCAAGCTTAGCGAAGGTTGGAAGGACACAGGACGTCAGCCAGCTATCGGTGCTTACAAAGTTGGTGAGTTAAATGGTATCCCATGTTATAAGGTACCTGCTAACGTTATTGCTAATAACGAACTCCTCACAACTTGGAAGAACGAAGCAGCTGAAGGCGATGTATCAATTGCAATCGGTACACTCCTCCCAATGTTCTCAACAGGTGCATTGCAGCGCAAAAATCTCTATAAAGAAGGTGCAATTGCAAGATATGAGGACATGAAGGCTCTCCAGCCTGGCTACCTCGGAAGAATCAAGATTGACAACATTCGTTAATCTAGCCTTCTAAAAAAATTAAGGCTCACTCTGGAAGGGGTGAGCTTTGTTGTTATATTATATATATGAGGACAAGAGAAGAATTAATTACCTACTTGCAAGAACACAATGCATTCGCAACTGAATCCAAAGCTAATTTAAGTTCCGGGATAATTAGGTATGTTAATAATAGGCCTGAACTATTAGAAGAGCTGAAGCAAGTTACACAAGTGAACTCTAATGATGTTGCAGAGTTAATATATAATCTTGTAAATCCAAAGTGTGCTAAGACTTGTGAGATTTGTGGTAATCCTACTGCGTTCTCTAAATATTATGTAGGTTATAAGGGGGCATGTTGTAATAAATGCGCACATCTACTTACTGCTCAAAAAGGTATCAATACTAAGATTGAATTATATGGTAGTGTCAGTTATAATAATAAAGACAAGGCTAAACAAACCTGCTTAAATAAGTACGGTAAAACCAGCTATACCAATAGAGAAAAAGCCAAACAAACTTGCCTAGATAGGTATGGAGTAGAGAACCCTGCACAAACTAAAGAGGCTGCCCTTAAGGCTAAGCAAACCTGTATAAATAAATACGGCGTTGATAATATCATGAAGACCGAGGAGGGCAAACTCAAGCAAAAGAATACCAATCTTAAGAGATATGGTGTTGAATATGCAATGCAAAAAGAAGAGATAAAAAAGCATTACATAGAAAATTGCTTAGCTAAAACGGGACATGAATGGTATACTCAAACAGCGCAGACTAAAGAGAAAAAAGAAAAACTAAGGCTTGAAAGAGTCAAAAACTTTGAGATACAAAATAATTGCACAAGCACAGCTAAGCTTAAAAATAAATATGGTCAGGCCTGGTATGTATTAGGTTTGCCTACTATAAGATTAGGAAAATGCACCTATATATCTAATGAATATCTGCCCCTAATACAAAAAAGCTTTGAAAATGCTAAATTAAATGCATCTTGTGCAGAATCTGAGATTGTAGAATATTGCAAATCCTTACTGCCTAATACCGAAGTAGTGCAGCATTGCAGGAACTTAATTAAGTCTTCTAAAGGTACTTGCTCAGAATTAGACATATACATCCCTTCAAAGAAGGTAGCAATTGAATACAATGGTATATATTGGCATGCTTTTAAAGATAAAAATTATCACTTACATAAAACCGAGGAATGCGAGAAGTTAGGCATAAGACTTATACATATATGGGAAGATTTGTGGCTATCTAAGAAGGAGATATACAAATCTATAATAGCTTCTGCTTTAGGGGTTCACAAACAAAGAATATACGCAAGGAATTGTGAGTGTAAGCCCCTGTCGAGTATAGATTATGAAGAGTTCCTAGAAGCTAATCATATACAGGGATCTGTTAAGTCAAGCATAAGGTTAGGTTTGTATTATAAAGGAGAATTGGTGCAAGTAGCGGGTTGGGGGAAGTCAAGATTCAAATCTGGGGAGATTGAATTGCATCGCATGTGTACTAAGCTCTATACTCAAGTCATAGGAGGATTCTCAAAACTTATTAAGCACTCTGGGCTCAGAGAGTTTGTTAGTTATGTTGATAGATCCTTATTCAATGGACAGGGGTATCTCAGTAGTGGGTTTACCTTAAGAGGCACAACACAAATAGGCTACTTCTACCACGATAGCAATCCTCGATCTAATAGGATCAGTAGATATCAGGCACAGAAACATAAACTTAAGAATTGGTTACCTAAGTTTGAGGGGACCTTAACTGAGGAGGAGAACATGCAATCTAATGGTTATAGCAAGCTTTATGATTGTGGTAACTACCTCGTATTTTATTCTGCATAAAGAAGGGGACCTCTAAGATCCCCTTAATTTTTTCTCTCACAAAGAATATAATATTTTTCTACTTAAAATATCTTACATTTAGGTACTTCAAAGCCATTTTTTCTGAGTACTTCTAACTGGGAAGGATTGAAGACAAGTGTCTGTCTTATCCCATTTAATACTTTTTTGGCTTGATTAATATAATTACCTTCAGCATCATATACAACATAGGAAGCTGCAACACAAGGTACAGCCTCATGAGTAGGGACTGTCTCATAAGATCCAAAGTATAATTTTATTACCTGGAATCCCCCAGCTGCTCCTTTATTCCTATAATCATAAACATCACCATGGAAGTAATTTGCTTTTACATTATTAGGATCAGCTTTAAATTTTTTATTTGCAGAATTTGCGAGATCTCTGAGTGTTACTTCACCCTCAATCATATTATAGATGGCTGGATATAGGTATAAGTAGGAACTATCAATGGATACATAATTATTATTCTTCGCATCATAGAACCAGCCCATCCCGTGCTCTTCGAGACAATCGAGCATTTCAGATGTGATTTCCATTAATTCAGGAGCTGCCTTAGCTTCTTTAAGTTTTTTAATTCTTTAACTGTCATATTAGATTTTCCTTTATGTATTATTTAGTGCGTTTTTTTTTTTTGATTTTTTCGTGGATTTTTAATGAGATAGGATCTTTCTTCACCTCCTCAACTTTGGCATTCTCTTCATCTTCCTTCTATTTTCCTTATTTACATTTATATAATAGATTATTTAGGTATTTTTGTCAAGCAGATTTCTGTAATTTTTTCACAATTTTTCAGCAACTAATTCTATTAGACAATTAACTCAATTTTTAATGGAGTATTTAACAATAATGAGTGATGAGACAACTAGAGTTATAACAGGCCCGGCCATAGTAACTTCGGTATCACTTCCACAGGACAAGCAATACTACACAGGTCCTTACGGAGGTATAGTAGAGGTAGAGGCTGCAGCAGATTTAGGCAAGTATGTATTATACAATAGGATTTCTCCAGGTCTTAGAGTAGTACCTAGTGTATTTAGAGAGGCAGGTAATCAAGAAGTTACGATATACTACAAGACAGGAGTGGGTAAGGAGGTCTTAGAGTCCAAGGTATCTGTGGACGTCAAGTTAGATGTACCGGTTAAGCTTAGACTTATCAAGGCTCCTAAGTATACAACCTTCAAAGAGGGTCAGGCACTCAATATAGAGGGGGCAGAGTTTGAGGTTACATTTGCTTCAGGACACAGAGATCTTCTAACCTACAGAGAGGTAATACCTACATTAAGTGCAGGATCTATTGTATATACATATAGATACAATGGGAGCGAAGCTTCTACAACAGAGGTAGTAGATGTAGTAACACTCAGCAAGATTGAGGCTACAACATCCAAGACATCTTATAAGGCTGGTGAAGCTATCGTAGCTGAGGACTTCAAGGTTACAGCTATCTATTCAGATGGCACAACTGAACAAGTCAGAGGCTTTGACATTGACCTCAAGACAGCTGAAGTAGGCGCTACTAAGGTTAAGGTTACATACAAGGGTAAGAGTGTTAGTGTTGCAATAAGTGTAGTAGCCAAGATTGAGAGTGCTGGGGATTTAGACAACCTCTTTGACAAGGTAGAAGATACAATTAGTGATGGCACAACTTACGTAGCTTACAAGCTCAAAGGTAATGTAGAGTTAGGAGGTAACTTAGACCTGCCTGGCTCTAGATTAGATATTACCTCCGAACCTACAACTATTGATCTTAAGGGACACACACTTACCACACAGCTTATCAAGGCTAGCAAGGATATAGAGATTAAGGATGGTACAATTGAACTTAAGGACAAGAAGCGAGGTTTATTGGTAGGAGTAGAGGGTGTAGATACAATTACACTTACCAACGTTGAACTTAAGTCAGCAATTGAATCAAGTGCAGCCTCACTTATACAGACTGAGAAGACCTCTATACATCTTAAGGATTGTAAGATGATCAGTACCTGTGATGATCCAAGTGACAAGTATCTCTTCAGCCAGTGGCAAGACGGTGCAAGTGCTTATGTTGAGAACGTAGAGACCAATACAATGATTGGTACCAACGGCAACATCAAGGATCTGCATATTACACTCAAGAACAGCAAGACCAACGCAGGTATCTACCTATCAGCCAGTGGTGAGTATATTATAGATGGTGGCACTTACACATCTAATGATCAGAGTGCACTTGAAGTCAAGGCAGGTAAGGTTACACTTAAGGCTGGCACATTTAAGGGTAACGGCAACTATAATCACGTACCTTACGGTAATGGTGCTAGCACTTGTGGTTATGATATCTCTATTGTATCCAATAAGGGTTACAGGGGAGGATCAGTTACAATTGAGAGTGGAGTAGTTGGTAGAGTAGCAGAGTTTAAGGATAGCAAGGACGTAGCTAAGTTAGTAGCAGTTAAGGATCTTAGAGCAGCCTCAACTATTACATCTATCAAGGTAGCAACACCTCCTTCTAAGTCAACATATAAGAGTGGGGACAAGTTTGATGCAACTGGTATGACTATTGAAGCTGCGCTATCTGATAGTACAACTAAGATACTAGCTATCACAGATAGTAAGTTAAGCTATGTAGACCCGGGCATATTGCAATTATCCAAGATCTTAACAATTAGATATACAGATGACTACACAACCTGTTCTTGTGACTATGTGATCACAGTAACAGGATCTGAGGCATCTAAGAGTGAAGGTGTTAGAGTTTGGGATGATGAGGTGGTTAAGTTAGAGACAACAGATATTCCAACTCAGGTTGCAATTCCAGAAGGTACAATTACAGGTGATACAGCACAACTTATAGTAGCTACACAGGATCCAGCAGTAGATAAACCTGTAGAGGTCGTTGAAGGCTATAATAGTGTTGGTGCAGTAGACTTAACACTTGAGGTAGATGGTAAACAAGTTAGTGAGTTCAGCAAGCCTGTAGCCGTTACAGTGTCCACAGTTAAGGGTCTAGAGGGCGTAGGTAACTTTAAGGTACAACATGGCGATGAGGACATATCTATTAAGAGCTACGACTCATCTTCGGGTAAGTTAACCTTTGAGACAACACACTTCAGCCTCTTCACAATTGGTGTAGACTCTACTGTTATTAATACAACAACCAATACAGGTTACAGTGATCTGAAGACAGCCCTGGCAGCCGTAGATAACAATCATACACTTAAGTTATACAAGAGCGCTATTGCAACTGAAGGTGATTATAGAGTAGAGAGTGGTAAGGCGTTTACAATTGACCTGAACTCTTGTGAGATTGCAGCACCAAGCACACCTCTTAATATTAGACATGGTAACGTTGAGATTGTAGGCAAGGGTACTATCAGAGAGACTGAACCTAACTCATTCGGTGCTATCTACATGTTAGGATCCTTTGAAGAGGAGGTAGCTAACTACTCAACTGTTAAGATTGGTAAGGATGTTACACTTAGAGGTTGGTCAGGTATTATGATTGATGGTCCTAATAAGAACAGACCATCTTACAAGGGCTATGGTGTTGTCGTAGAGTCAGATGCTACTATTAAGTGCCCTATTGAGGGTGACACTGTATCTGGGGGCACGGGTATCTATATCAATGGTTCTAACAAGTTGACTGAAGGTCCAGTACCACAACTCACTATTAGAGGCCAAATTATTGTAGACGGTAAGTCTGGAGAAGAAGAGGGCAGTGGTATCTATGCAGCTGGTTATGGTAAGTGGGTACTAGATGGTACACGTATTGAGGCTAAGGGTACAGCCGTTGAGATTAGAGCAGGTATTATGTCTGTCAAGGACAGTACTTGCATATCTACAGCTGCAGAGTATTCATTGACACCTAACGGTAGTGGTTCAACAACAGAAGGTTGTGCTATTGCAGTTGCTCAACATACAACTAAGTTACCGGTAGAGGTGACACTGTCTAAGGTTGAACTTGAAGGTCCTGTAGGCTTGGCTGTCGTTAATCCTCAGAAGAACGATGCAGCTAGTTGTGCTAAGGTTAGAGTTGAAGGTACCAAGGTTACTTATAAGACTAAGGAGACGGTTAAGATCTCTGAGGACTTTGAGCAGGCTGGTACAGATACTTCACCTGTAATTAAGGCTAAGACAACTACTGAAGAGTCTAAGTAATTATAATAGGAGGTGAGTAATCACCTCCTTATATTAACTATATGTAGTTATACCCTTATAATTACTAGCAGTTACACCACAACGCTTGTTTATGCGAGTTTATGCGCGATTATAAGCGATTATAATAGGCCTCACTAATAGAGGCCTAACTTAATCTAATTAACCCTTAATAGTAGTTGAACATCTTACCATCTAAGTGTCTTACTGCAATTTCAGTAGCTATCTCTTTGTCCAACCCAGCATAATCTACAAGTCTCTTGGTTAGGTGATATACGTCTCGGTTCTTGTTACCTTTAGGGAACTGTACGTCAAATTCATCCAAGATAATTAGAACATCATTAATTCTAGATTCCTTAAGGCCACTGCGTGTTAAGTAGGCGCGGTCTGCGCTAACACTAGTTGTATACACAGGCTCGATCTCGTAGTTGTCAAGTGCATCGTAATCAATCCAGTCAATCCAATCTTCATAGGATTCTGTGTTTGTCTTGTAATCCTTGAATGCTTCAGGCACATCAAGACCTTCAAGTAAGGCTTCGTGTAGGCCTTCTATTGCATCGTCCTTTGAGTCGAAGATATCTGCATCTTCTAAGTCTTCAGCCCAACTAGAGCCTTCGTCTGTTGTTGATAGATAATAACCACCGTTAGGTCCTAATGCGTTGCTCACTACATAGCCTACTACATCGCGCATTCTAGATCGAACAGTTGCTTCTTCTAAGTTGTCCTTGGGGTCTGCCCATACTTCATCGGATACTCCCTTAAAGGTATTGCTGTTGTACTTGGCCTTAGAGATGTTAGTGAGGTAGAAGTCGAAGGCATCATCAAAGAAGCCAGGTTGAGCTAACTCTGCCTTCATTACATCATATGTATCTGCAGGATCTCTGTCATATTCGCCTTTGTTGTAGTTAATGTAGTCTTTGGTCATAATATTGCAGATTCTATTGATGTCTTCCTGGTCAATGTCTGTGTATAATCCTCTGTGATTCTTCAAGAACTCATTCAAACAATCTTCTATGCTTGCTAGGACCTCTGTTCTTAGTACGTCTTCATCAGCCTCTGCACTATCTTCATAATCGTCCTCATAGTCGTCGTATTGTGGTTTGTCTACCAAGTCCTCAAACTTGAAGTCTTCAGGTCCGTTATCTTCCTTCTCGAAGTCTAAGTCGTCAAAGATCTTATTCTCTACTTCTTCTTCTGGATTGACGTCTTCTGTATACTTATTGAAGTATGTCTTAGGCCTGTCACCTAGCTGCCACTTCTTGGGTGTTAGGATATCTACACTATCTTCACAGCTCTCAGTTAAGTACTTGTCCTCTACATCCTGCTGAGTATTATAAACCGCTATTCTCTTGAAGTTTAGTTCTGCCAATGTCTTAATTCTCCTTAAGGGTATAGTGTGCTTGAACCCTTAATCTTTATGTTTAATTAGTGGTGGCCGTCTTCTTTAACCCTCTAAGTTTATGCTTTCCGGTTTCTCTGGCGTACCTAAGGCAAAGGGGTATACATTCCTCTTAGCCCCAAATAGTGTTGTCCCAAACTTGGTCTCCTTGCTTGATCCTGTCATATCCTTATTCTGCCGAACTTGAAGGGCTGTTTATTGTTTATAAGTACTTTACCATCCTTATACTCATAGTTATTATCGAAGTGATCATAGCAATCAGAATTAAGAGCATCCCCCAAGTGCAGATTATTTTTAGAGACTCCTAACCTACTCAATCTCTCTCTACATACCTCTAGGATTTGAGGATCCAATTCTATGCCATAGCACTTATTAGGATCTGCACCTGCTATTATACATCCAGCTAATAATCCCCCGCAGCCACATGTAGGATCTACTATTGTACCTCTTAAGTCTTCAAACCTCTCCAGCATCTGTATTGTGAGTTGAGGTGTTGTGTAGAACTGATCTAACTTCTTACGTTCTTTTAAGTTCTTGTTTGCATATTGCTTACTCTTCCACTCTTCAAACTCATTCTCTATTGCTTCTCTCGTCTCGGGACTTATTGTCATGTTAGGCTGCTCCTATGTATAATATCAACTACTCTTCTTTAACCTTTACAATGTTAACTGCTTTTTTGAACAAGAGACTGCCAGGATTTATAGGTATTAACAGGAACACTGACCATCTATTATATCTATCTAATCTTGGTAACTCACCTTCTTTAAGATTTGTAGGGTAGTTCTCTCTTAAGCCTATTACCAATCCTGCAGGCTTGTCTTCACCATAATTCTTTATATACCTCGTGTTCTCGATGCTGTCTTCATAACCTATAATCCAGCCTGTACTATTCTTTTTACCTTCTGTGTAACAGTAAGGTCTATTCTCTATTGCTTCTTTGATTCTAGCGTCTATATAGCCATCTCTGTCTCTATAATAATATATGTAATCAGCTATATCCTTACTCTCAAATCTAACTATCTTAGTAGGATATGTTGTAGATGCTTCTGTGGGATATATAACATCGACATATTTGACGTTTAGGGCCCGATACACGTCATTTAAGTCATTGTGTCTATTGTAGTTTATAAACTTATTATTCTCATCTAAGTTACCTACTGCTACTCTTAATGGTAGATAGTATTTACCTTTAACTGCTACAACTGTCTTAATTGATATGTACTCTCTCGTACCGTCTTCTAGGATCTCTACTTTATCTCTACTCTTGCATTGATACTCCCCTTTAGCTTGCTGAGCTGTAAGTTGAGCATTGACCGTATTTAGGTCTTTGTTAGGATCCCTTGCTCCTTTTTGTAGTAGCCACGATTCTTTGGCTTTGTTGTTTGATAGTTGGGCTGTGTATGTTAAGTCTAAGAGTTCTGACTTGTTACCTCTTGCCCACTCCATTTCTGATAGTTTGTTTTTTGACATTTTAGTCTTCCTCCTTTGTACACTTTGGTACTTATTTATTTTTAAGGGCTACCTATGTAAGGCCTCACCCCTCCTTTATTCACTTTGACTTCTTTCTAGGATCAGGTGCTGATAAGATCTCTTCAATCTCTTTGTCGTCGTAGCCGTATTCTTTTAAGATCTCTTCATCTGTCCAAGGTCTGTTCCAGTTGATACGTGGTATGGCGTTCTTCCAACTTCCACTTGTTTTGTTTAAGCCTTTAATGAGCTTGGCACTTAAGTTATTTCTATACCAGTAGTCGCTGAAGTTGTTGAACTCAGTTTCGTTGTTGAAGTGGATGAAGCCAACATTGATATGATATTCTTTTTTAGAAGTATTATAAGTTATAGGCATTTCTAAGTAGGTTGTGCTTTTTTCCACATTCCACTTGTAGTCGTGACAGACTGGTGTTTTGTGAGGACCGTCCAGAACGGTCCTCATCGTGATCAGGAAGTCTGTTCTATTATTTAGATATTTTAGGCTTTCCTTACTCTCTTCTTCAGTTTTATTCCTACCTAAGAATCTCTCCGATACATCCTTCTTCCATGTAATTCCTCTCCTTATATTCTCTTCATAGAACTTCTTATATTTAGGATTATAGCACATTACTTCAAACTCATCATTAGTCAGATCGTTAACTTTCTCTGAACTTAATGTAGCAAGACTTGGAGCAACACAAGCATCTTCGAACATCCCAGCGGGTACTGATTCAATGGTCTTAATGTGATTATATAATTTGCCTTTCTTATAATCACTAGCTGGCATAAGACTTACATATTCATCTGGCTTAAGGATATCCAATACTGCCTTAGTTATAGGCCCTGCAATACTATAAGGAGGGTTAGCTATGACCATAATCTTCTCACCTTTAGCTCTATCTTTTAAGTCTCTCAAGTTCATCTCAAATCCTTCGAGCTCTTCTAATTTAGCTTCCTTACCTTTGTCACCACCAAGAGCTCTATTATTTATAATATAAGTAGGTATTTTAAGTCCGAACCAATTTACAGGATCAGTTTCGAAGGGTGTAACTTTGACCCACTTATTTAAGTAGAGCCAGATTCTCACATCTGCAATATTGATAGTTACAACTCTATCGTATTTAGATACATCACTCATCTTATCCAAGAAGGTATCCAGATATAATTTAGATTGTAGATAACGCTGACTTTTACTCATAATATTTATACTTCCTTATATTTATATATTACCATATATCCTTAATTATTTCAAGTCCCAAGTATTAGTATATTCACCTCTTTTTAAGATATTATATATTCCATCACCTAATGCTTCAATCAATTCTCCTACTTCTTCATCACATTCAGCGGGGATTAGAGTGTGCACAGCACTCTCTACAAGTACTTGAGCTCTGGCTTCTTTAGTGCTATAATTTTCACTGAGTAGTTCACGTACTTCCTCACTAGCAATTAAGTCCTTAACTTCCTTCTCGACCTGATTGATGAGGAATAACTTTTCCTTATCAGATAAGACATCTAATACCTTTTTAGACTTACTAGACTTGCTCTTCTTACTCTCATTGTTTTTAGATACTTCTTTAGCTTTGTCTAGACTATTTCTAAGACTCTTAGATTTCCCATTACTGATCTTTCCAAGGATGTATTTAATCGCAGTTAGTAACTTAGGATTATTCATAATCAATACCCCTAAGTCCGGGCTCTTTGCAATATCCTTCTTTATACCTGTATTCTTATAATCATTTAATCTGGCTATCTCTAATTCACTAATAGGATCCCACTTAATCAAGTTCTCTTCAGGTAGACTATCTGGATCAGGTATTACACCTGTACCCTTCTTAAGATCTAATTTATCCCCCCAATTCCACGCTAAGCCCTTTTCCGCTAAGGTACTTACCATGTTGTAGATATTACTATCATTCTCGTAGTAGCAATATACACTTGCATGACCACAATCGACCTTTCTAAGTAGGGCTTCACCTTTACCCTGAACTTGAGATTTATAATCTCTTAATACTCTTCCGATTTGCTGCATTTGTTTAGTATCTGAGTTTGATGAGATAATTACAGCATTGAAGGACTTGACATTAACACCTTCACTAATCATATCTACTTGGAATACAATTATAGGGTTGTTATCTTCGTTGAAGGACTTTCTATCATCAATCTCTTCTATTCTATTGAACGCATCCTCAGCATCCATAGTTTTACCATCTACAAAGGATAGGTACTTAACTACACCACCCTCAACATCAATAACTTCTTTTTTTGAGTGTAGGACTACAACATGCCAACCGTCCTTAGCTCTTCTATTATATAATTCCGTTGCAGCTTGGTTAGCTTGATCAATAGACGTTGTACATACTAGTATTACAGATCTGAACAAGTTATTGTCTTCTTCACATAATGTGGCTTCTCTCTTAACTACAGACTCTACCGCGTTGATTAGAGCACCTTCAGCTTCAACAGATGTGCATATAAGATTGAGAGTAGGCTTGCAGATTAGGTGAGCCTCAATTGCTCTCTTATAACTACACCCAACAACACGATCAGGTTCAATCTCTGCAATTTTTCTCTGATAATCGCTAGGTGTCCCTGTTGCTATTATTGTTGTGTCGAAGTACTTTGTTGTATCCATAATATCTATCTCCTTACTCACACCTATATATTATCCTATATTGCAATATATGTCAAGCCCCTTTGAGCTCATTTACGATGTTTTTGAAGAACGCTACTGGCTTAGGTCCTAACCTTTTACTTATTGCTCGGGCTCCTACAAAGGTCACTATACTATTGTGCTCCCCTTTATCTAAGGCTTCTTCGCCTTTAGGACTTAATTCTCCTGAAGATATTATTATCTGTCTTGGTCTTGATTCCCACTCTTCCTCAGTATCTAGGTCGTTAACCCACTCAGGGTGTTCTTTGTGGTATCTTCTTCTGTTGCGATTATCTAATGCTTCAAGGTCCTCTATAACATCCCAGCCAACACCATACTCCTTATATTCGCTTACCCAATTCTTAACCTGTATGTTCATTGTTATTAGAGGATTAGAGGCGCTGTGTGTGCTTGCATCAAATCTCTCCTCGTGTAGGAGGCTTTCAGGGGGATTGTATATAGGTGCTACGTCTTCCTGCGCTAGATAATTACCAAGTGTAAGTGCCTCAGCGAAGATCTCAAACGCGTTGCCTCTGAACTTATTCACTACCCTATCAATACTACTCTTATCTACCCCTGGTCGTTGTGATTTAAGATAATCTTCTAGTCCTGTTGAGCCTTTGATTACTTCATCCATTATATTATTCCAGGCCTTAGACCAATTGCCTAATCCCTTCTTAGACATGTCTAACATGTGTTCAAAGACCCTTATATGTAATGACTTGATCTTATCATCCCATATAGGTTCTTCAGTTAATGAGGGTCCAATATTAGATTTATTGGCTGTTGCTCTCCATGTACATAGTGTCTTTGTGTTCTTCATTCTTCATCCTCCCTTAAGGCCTTGTTAAGTCTCTTCATCAAGTCTTCCCCAAATATTAACTCTCTTGAATCCCTATTGCCATCATATATATGTGCTTCGTCGTAGAATATGTAGCCATTATGTCTGCCATATTCTTCGTTGTTCTTAAATAGCTTCTTCCAATAGAGTTCCTTGGCTGGATCAAGTTTGAACGAAGCCCAACATATAAAGTAAATTACATGATTGCCTAAATTACATATGGGTCCACTCTCGGGTATATTCCAGCTGAAGTTAGTATCCCCTGCCTTACAATTTACCTCTGCGCATGTGATATCTGGGTAGTGATTATTCTTAAAGAACTCCACACAATCATTATACTGCTGCTTTGTTAATCTGATAGACGGGGCAACAAATACGTCGCAAGTCTGACCTCCTCTGTGGAGGTCTATGTGATGTCTAAAACTCTCAAAGGCTATACGTGTCTTGCCCGTACCCACCCCGGCATCTAGTGATATTACACCACTCTTTGCAAATATCTTATCTAGTGCTTCACTCTGCCAAGTATAATCTGCCTCTGTCTCTACGATGTTGCTCGCGTTCACCTTAATATCTCCTTAATTATGTAATTATATTAACCCTAATCTGAGAA